TACGGCTGGATAAAACGATGTTTTAATATGGACGATCAAGGCAGAACTCCAATCGACGACTTTACAACAGCCGAGTTGGAGCGAGAGTTAGCCAACAGATAACCATGCGGGTGCGTTAATTCGTGGGCATGGGGAGACAATATTATGCAACTATCGAGAACAGAAGCAGTCAGAGCGGCCCTAGCCGCTACTAATGGCGTTTCAGGCCAGAACATTTCATTGGTATCTAGCGGGGCCATATCTTTGGCTTCAGGCAGTACAGCCACCGCTTATCATGGGATTATGGTTAAGGCTTTGACGGCTAATACCGATTCTGTTTGGATTGGTATCGGTTCTGCCACTACTGGTACCGGAACGGAACTGAATCCAGGCGAAGGCGTGACCATTAATATTGACAGCCTGACTAAGATTTATGGCATCAGTACCAGTGGTACTCAATCAGTCAGTTACATCCTGACATAGGAGGACACAATGAAATTTCATGATTTTAGTCCGTTCTATCGTTCAGGCGAAGGTATCCGCCCCAAGGTAAGTGGCGATAGGTTGATCGATAACCCGGCTGTGGCTGATGCACAGGGTGGTAGTGGGGCTAGTTTTAGCTTTGATGGTGATGGTGATCATGTTGAAGTCTCTGACGATGCTGATATTGATGTCGGCACAGCCGATTTCTCTATCGAGATGTGGGTTAAGCCTGACAATATCACCCAGACAGGCAAGTATTTAATAAACAAGGAAGCTGGTGGTATCGGTTACGGGTTGAGGATTGATACCGATGACCTGTACTTGCGATTGGATGATAATACCACTGATATTTCGGCCACTATAGCCTCCAATGTTTTTGTGGCTGGTAGTTGGACGCATCTGTTAGTCACCTGCAACCGTGACGGCGATGCGACCGCTTATGCTGATGGTGTTAGCCAGGGTACAGTTACTATTTCGACCGCTTCAGCCACGCTGGATAACTCTGGTGCTTTGCGGATCGGCACGGAGACTAGCGGCACTACCAACGAGTTCGCTGGTTCCGTATCCCAAGCACGTCTTCACAACCGAGCCTTATCAGCAGCCGAAGTACGAGCCAGCTATAATGGACAGGCTGTGCCGTTTGAGTATGTGGGTGGCAGTCAGGATGAGCAAACCTCTGGTACGCTGACGATAGGTAAGAGTTATCGCCTCAAAGACTGGATTACTAGCGACGATTTCACCAATGTCGGTGCGGCTTCCAATGCTGACGGTGTTGAGTTCACTGCTACAGGTACAACACCAACTACATGGTCGAACTCTAGTAAGGTAGTCCAAATAGGCTGCGTAGCAGAATATCTGCCATCTGGCATCAATGCCACCCAGTGGATGGACACGTCAGGGAACGGGCTTCACGGCACAACATCCACAGCCACAGCGGTCAACCATAAGATCGGCTCCTTGACGCTGGCTACCCTTTCTACGGATGCGGTTAGGTTTGATGGTGCTGCGGGTACGACGACAGGTTCGACTTTGGATCATTATGAGATAGGTGAGTGGACACCTGTTATAGCCTCTGCCACTGGTAGTTTTACCACAATGACAATGGAAGCAGCATTGTCAGATCGGGCGACTTATGTTCGTGTGGGTGACCAAGTTACTGTCAACGCAGTTATTATGACAGATAATGTTGTAGTTGGTACTGCTAGTGGCGACTTATGGATTAACGGGTTGCCCTATCTTGCAGGGTCGTATAGTTCTGGCTCAGTGGCAGAGGCTAAGAACTGGGCGGGAGATGTGCCTTGTTCGGTTTATACAAATAGTGGGCTGCAAAGGCTTATGGTAAATTATCGTGATGCCTCAGATGGTGCTATGTCTAGGGTTCAAGTGGCTGACTTGACAACTGGGAGTACAGGCGATCAGAACCAAATCTATATTAGTTTCTCTTACTTTGTCTAAGGATCATAAATTATGGCAACAACAATACAAGAAATAGAACAAATCGATGCAATCGAGTGCCTTGAAAGCGGTGCTATTCAGGTCAAGAAAGGCACCTATTATGAAAAGACCATCAGTGGTGAGACTGGACTCGATGAGGACGGTAACGAGGTGGAGATCCCACCTGTTACTACCAAGAGTCATGTCGGTAACTGGCGTGGTGTGATCAGTTTACGTGATGAGGCCAGGGCTGCTGAACTGCTGGGTGATAGCGCAGGTGTGGCTACCGCTCATTGGGCAACTTTCCCAGTACCGCTAGAGAAACCTACCGAGGATAACACAGTGGCTGAGATTAAAGCCTACCTGGATCAGGAAGAGATCAGCTATTCCAGTGGTGCCACCAAATCCGAACTGTTGGCCCTAGTGCCAGGAGATGAGTAATGAAACAGGGTAAAGCATCGACCAAGAAACGTGGTAAGGCCGTACCAGGGACTGCCAAATGGATCAAGTCCAAGAAGAAAGGCAAGAAATAATATGAGAGGACTGTTCGGTAAGAAGGCCAAGGCTAAGGCTGAACAGCCCACTCGCCAACGGCCAATGGTTAATCAGGATGCTGATCTGGCTCGGAAAGAGGCTAGAGAGATTGAGTCCTATGGCAAGAAACGGTTCTGGCTCAAAAAACAGAATTTTGGCTGGTAGATAATGGCTGAATGGGATCGGTTACCGCAAGAAAGCGATTCGGCTTTCGCTGCTTTCGTCATTTACAGGTCGATGCCACCTACGGATCGCTCTATTAAGCAGGTGCCGATCATCAGGGATGGCGATGCCAAAAGAGGCCGAAACACCCGTCAGTTCGATCAATGGGCCTCTAAGTTCAGTTGGACAGATCGGGTAGCCGCTTGGGATATCCACCAGGATAAGAAGTATCAGAAAGAACACACCAACGTTATCCAACGGGATAAACAACGCATCCTGGCTAGAGCCTACAAGATGATGGATCTGGGCTCGGAACTGATCGACAAGGCCGAGATCCACAATATGACAGCGGCTGAAGCCCGTAAGAAAATGAATGTAGCGGTGCAGTTAGTGACTGGTGGCTCCAAGATGGTAATGGATGTCATGGGTTTGAGCGAAACACAACAGAATACTTTGATCAACGCAGAGGAAGGTGAAATTGCAATCCTCATCAACCAGTTCCACCAAGTTGGAGGATTTAACACCCCAGCAACGGGAGAAGTGGTTAGCTCGGACGGCTAGATCGATTTATAACAGCCACCCGGATCAACTGGTGGCTAGTCCTGAGACTATGATGACAGCCTGTCTGTCCATGCTCAAGATCCAGGACAAGAATCGGATGATCGTGCCGTTGGATCTGAATAAAACGCAGGTCAAGATCATCGAGATGGCTTACAAGATGAGTGCCGAAGGTCGAGCCGTACGCATCTTGGAACTGAAAGGCCGTCAACAAGGATCATCCACTGGTATTGGTGCTTACTGTTTTCTGCGTACTATCTGTGAAGCCAATACCAATTCTTTGATCATCACCGAAGAGAAGTCCGGTTCGGCTAGGAACATCTTCTCGGTCTATAAACGGTTCGCTGATAACCTGCCTTTCGAGATCGCTAGAGACTTCACTCGTGAAGGTACGCTGCTCAAGTTCTCTGATCCGCTCAACTCACAGATCCGAGTGGAAGGTGAGAAGAAGATTACTTCATTCACCTATAACATCGTCCACTGTTCGGAGGCCGCTTTCTTTACTTCCTTGGCTGAGACGTTGGCCATGTTGTACCAAACGGTGCCGGATAACGAAGACACAGCCATCTTTCTGGAAACCACGGCTAATCAGCATGGTGACGATTTCTATCAGGAATGGATACGGGCGGTGGAAGAGAAGTCCGATTTCGAGGCTCTGTTCATTCCCTGGTTCGATCACGATGAATACTGCACACCCTTTCCTAATCAAGACGAGGCTGAACTGTTCAAGGAGAGCCTGAGCGATAACACCGAGTCGCCCTACGGTGACGAAGTGGTGTTACTAGAGGCTTATAATCTGTCACTGGAAGCACTCAATTGGCGCAGAGCCTCTATTCGTAACCGATGCCAAGGCTCTCTGGACGAGTTTGATCGACAGTATCCTTCTACCTGGGAGACGGCTTTCAAGACAGCCGCTCTCAGTATTTTCGATATGGCTCGCATAGATAACCTGCGTGGCCGATCACCTGAAGAACCGATGTTAGGCACTCTGTTTGATCTGCATGGCAGTGTCCAGTTTCGACCGCAACAGAACGGGGTTATCACCATGCACACGCCACCGGAAGTGGACTACTTCTCTGGTTATGTCATCGGTGCTGATGTGGCTGAAGGACTAGATACTGGTGACTTTTCCTGCGCCGTAGTGATGAAACGATTACCGATGGAGATTGTCTGTGTATTGAAAGGTCGGGATGGCCGACAGGTAGACATCGATGAGTTCGTGGATCAGATCAAGTTAATGAGTCTCTATTATGAGGATGCTAGGGTGTTGGTGGAATCCAATGCTGATGGTGGCTCGGTTAATCGGTTGTTGACAGAACGAGGTTGCAAACACGTACTGCGAGAGAAGGATGTGGGGCTGAGTGGTTCTGAACGTTTAGGTTGGCGTAACACCTCTACCTCTCGACGTATGGGCGTGGCTCTGCTACAAACGGCCTTCAATTCTGGCGAGTTGGAACTGTGGAATGAAGATGTATTGAGCGAGTTTTCTACTTTTGTCACTGTTAACGGTCGGCCTCAAGCTATCAACAAACGTAAGAAACGTGTGCAGGGGCAAACCCGGACTGGATTCTTTGATGATGGTGTTTTCGCCTGTATCGGTGCTGTCTTGGCTCACGAAGGGTTGGCAGCACCTCGGCCTAATCGTTGGCATCAGCGGCGTAAAGATGTAATTGAACTCAAACAGTGGCGAGAGTCACGGCAGAAGAAGACTGTGTGGGACTATGTATAACGACAAAGATTTTCTGGACATCATGGACGAGGACGAACTGGTCGATTGCATTAAGCAGATGCGGCACGATGCCGAAGATGCTATCTCAGAACGGGTCAAGATCTGCCGTAAGGCTTGGCTCTACCTGATGGGCAATCAGTACCTGATCGATGAGGGTGAAGCCTATACAGATGCCGAAGTGCCGTCTTGGAAGTTCAGGCTGACACGTAATATCGTGGCTCCCGTTATCGACACCTTGTCACCTATTCTGTCTCAAGCTCGGCCTAAGTATTTTGTGCGAGCAGACTTTCCTGATCTCAGCGGTGTGATTACCGATCCTGAGTCCGGTATGCAGATACCGACCGGTTTGACTGACTCTGAGTTGGCTCATCGCATGGAAGATATCCTGGAAGCCACTCATCAAAAACGGAATGAAGGGTTAGAGGTCAGCAAACTGCTGATGGATGTCCTGATCAATGGTACCGGCTACCGAAAAATACATTATTGCGGCCACACCAATCAGGTCAAACTGCCCATCATTCCTTTTGAGGACGTGTTAGTCGATCCAATGGGAACACGACAGGACTTGGCTGATTCCAAGTACGTGATCGTGCGCCACTATATGGATGCTAGTGATATCAAACATCTCTACGGTTTGGATGAACACGAATACGCTCAAGGTGAAGCCGATAGCGTCTATTCCAAGTCTGGCATCAAAGGCGAAGGTCGTAGTTGGATGCGAAGGTTGCGTAACCTCTTCCAAGACGGTGGTTCTGGTGATACCGGTAGTGAAACACCGATGGAACGACGACGATACCCAGTGCTGGAATGCTACTATGACGCTGACCATGGACTGAGTGAGGCTTTCCATCAAGGTGATGGTCAAGTGCAATACAGCGACCGCTCACGTACCGTAGTGGTGGTCAATGAGAAGTCGGTAGTCTACGATGAATCCAACGTCTATTGGCACGATGAGTTCCCGGTTGTCTGCTATGTAGCCAACCCTATACCACATGTTGTGCATGGCAGGTCTGAGGCCGAGCCACTTTTGTCAGTCCAGGACGGGGTTAACATTCTCTATAACACAGTCATCGCTAACTCGCTATTGATGTCCAATTCGCAGTGGTTGGTGGAAGACGGTGCGGTGCAGTACGAGGACTTGACTAACCAACCTGGCCTGATTATTCCGGTCGAACGGCTGGATAAGATCCAACGCATACCGCCTAGCCCGGTGCCAGGTGATGTGTTGAACGTACTCAAAGAGTTGGAAGGCACTACCAAACAGAACACTTCTGGTATCAGTCCAGTGCTACAAGGTCAAGAACCTTATTCAGGTGCCTCCGGCCGATTAGCCAGCCTGTTGACTAGTAATGCTTTCTCTCGTCAGTCACCTAAGATCCAAGCTATGGATGATGGTTACAGACGACAGGCTCGCTTGGAACTCAGCCTGATGCAACAGTTTAAGCAGTTCGACGACCCCAGAGAAACTAATACCTACGACGAAGGCGAGAATCTGCTGTTCAGTGAAGCTATGCGGGAACTGCTATACAGCGTAGAGATCGATAGTAAGGCCGATTCACCGCTCAACATGACCGATAAGATCAATTACGCCTTTGCTATGGTGCAAACCGGCGTATTCGATGTCAAAGAATTCATCCGATACACCAATATCGAGTTATCGGAAGAACGCAAATCAGAGATCTTCCAGGCTTTAGGCCAGGCAGAGGCTCTGCAAGGCCAATTAGCCAGCAGTACACCTTCTGGCGACATGGCTAACCAAGTGCCAGAGATGTTGTCCAATCCGCAAGTCGGTGGGGTAGCACCTGGTGCCTAATTTAGGGGTAACTCCAGTCTGACTGGAACCTCATAGGAGCAAAAATGCAAGTAGAGAGTAACCTCGACACAGCTTCGGAAGAAGTACCTGATGCCGAGACTCCAGAACCCGAAGTTGATCCTGTAGATACTGAATTATCGCAATTAAGGGGTGAGCTTGACCAGCAACGTAATAACGCTAGTCAGAAGATCACCGAGTTGGGAGAGGCCCGATCAGGTCTGGAACAACAAGTGCAACTGAAAGATCAACAGATTGCCCAATTGCAACAGCAGATGCAACAAGTTCAACAGCCATCTAATTACGACTATTCCGAAGACGAAGGCCAAGCCCGAATCAATCAAGCCGTTCAAGAAATGGCTCCCCGTTTTGTCGAGATGGAGCAACGTCTCCACGGCTACCAACAACGGGAACAAGAGGATGCCAAAGTCTCGGAAATTCAGAAGCAGTTTGGCGTTAGTGTCGAAGATGCACGTTTAGCCAAAGGATTCTTTGATGATGGTGAAATACAGAAGGGATACCGCCTTCTGGAGTTAAATTCTATCCGCAACAAACGGAAAGAGGCAGCACCCCAAACCAGTCGGGATACGGCTGCTCCTCCACCTTCAGCCACCAGTAACAGTACCAGGCCAGCACCCACAACGGACACGGCTGACTTGGTAGAACAGATGGAATCCGGTCAAATGTCGTTCTCGGAAAAAAGCAGAATACTTGCCGCTAATCCTGATCTGCTCAACGAGATACAAAAACGACGAGGGTAATATGATTTCGGTCTTTTGCTGTCGTCGTCTAGTGAGGCAATACGATGGCAGGAATAGGTGGTTCAGGAACCACAATTTTACAACAAATCGAGATGGCGACAGTCCCCAATCAACAGGGACTCAATCTAAACCTTTTATCCAAGACTAGTCCACTATTACGTGTACTGCAAGACGCAGCCAAGCGTGAGACTGGTTCACCCATTCGGGCGCATGTTCGATACAACCGAAACGCCAGTCAGTGGTACTATGGCGGTCAAGACTTAACCGCTACTAGAACTCAGGACAACTCTAATGCGGCGGGTGATACAGGTACGGCCCAGTTTGCTCAAGCCGAGTATAGCTGGAAAGACCTGTCGGTCAATGTGATGATCACCGAGTCGATGCTAGTCGAGAACGCTGGTCTGAATATCAACGACCTGTTGAATATCAATGATATCAGCGGTATCCCGGAGCGGGATCGAAACACCGTCTTTAATATCTTTGGCAAAGAGGTTGAGATGGCCGGTGATGATATGGGCGATGCTTTGGCTCAAGCACTAACCAATCAGGCTACTAGCGGTACTGGTGGGTTGATTGGCAATGACAATGACCATGATGCTGCCAGTGCTATCCACAGTATTTTCACACTGTTAGACAGTGATGCTTTCGGTGGTATTGACGCTAACGGTTTGAGTACTTTTGATGATACCGGGTTGCTGGATACTTACAAGGATACCTGGGATTCAGGCTCTTCTGGCAGTACCACCAATAAGTGGCAAGCTCGAAAAATCAATGTCGGTAGTAGCACTATGAATGATGACGTTGAAGACAACTTGAGCAAAGAGTTGTTGGGCTTGGCCCTGCACGACTGCGCTCAAGGCGGTACGGACAGTGTGGATTACGTCTTTGTTAATCCCAGAGTCTATGTCGGGCTAGAGATGTTGTTGGAAGGCCAAACCAGGCGTGACGAAACTATGGCAAACATTGGGTTTAACCAGAATATGTCATGGAACGCTTTCGGTACTACTATCATGGCTGATCCTTTTGTGCCAGCACCGGATGTGATTGGTATTAACACCAAGCACACCTATCTGGCTATCCACCCAGCCTTAGACCAACAGTTCAGCGGTTTTAAGACTCGTGCCGATAGAGCGACTATCGAAGGGCAACTGAAGATTAAAACTCAGTTGGTCTGTGATGACCGGGCCAAGAACTTCTGGATCTACTTAGGTGCTACTCCTACAGTAGGCGCACCAGGCCAAGGTTCAGCAGTCTAACCTTTTCAGTAGAGGTGGCGGTCTAACCGTCATCTCTACACTTACCTAAAAAGATGGCATTAACACTATCCGATCTAAGAACTAGACTCAACGTGCGAACAGGTGACCCGGACGGGAACTTTCTGTCTTCCACCGAAAGGGACATGATCCTGAACGATGCGGCT